TGAATCCCAGACTGAAGCGCCGACTGAAGCCCAGACTGAAGCCCAGACTGAAGCCCAGACTGAAGCCCATTCCTTTAGTAGTAAAATATCATCTTTAGTAGGTTTGTGTTTACGTACTTTTAAAGGATTAAAAGGATTTCTTGCGTCTTTGTAGTTAAACTGATATACGATTTCCTTCCATTGTTTAAACGCTTCCCAAGCTACGTCTTTATGCTTCTGAAGCAACCATGAAGGCGTTACCCTTTCATCAATGATTAGTTTCCACTCTTTTTCAGGATAAAGATAAGGGTATTTCTCTTTGTTATCAGGGACAATCTCGATTTTAGCGTGAGAAATCTCTTCCATGTCTACTGTATCATCACGCACTTTGAACTTATGGATTAGTTCATCATGTGAATCTATCCCTGCTTGCCAGTACACCTTATAGTTTCTTAGTACCACACAACTAAATGCTTTACACATAATTAATCTCCTTATGGTTTAATGATACCTTAAAATTAGTCTCAATTCAATCTATTTTTAAGGTTTGTAACCCCTTTTTGAATGATAAAAGGCATAGAAATAGGGTGGTCGGAATCAAAGTCAACAGGTTCAAGTTTCGGTAAAGGCATACAAACGTCATAAAGGAAATACTTGATAAGGCTTTGCTTTGCATAGCGTAGTTGTTGTCTCTGCAGAAATAAGTCTCCGTCTTTCATTTTTTATTCTCCAATTCGTTAAAAACTCTGACTAAGGATAATTTCTTCTGTTGTTCCCTGATTTCATTATCGTGTTGAGCTAATTTTAATTGTTCCTTGAGTGATTCTATTTCCTTGTTTTGTTCCGTGATTTTAGTGATAATCTTAGACGCAATATCCGAAAGTAATTTATCAGTAGTCGAGAGACTAGCCTGAGAAGCAAGGGGAATTTTATCTTCTTCATCACCTAGCAGTCCCTATATTTTTGCCTTTAGCCAAGTCGTAAATTGATTGTCTTGATACGTTAAAGTGTTCCGCTACGTCTTTAACCTTCATTGTCTTTAACATTTCCTGAGCTTCCTTGTGGTCGAACTTTAATTTCTGTGGCATTTTGTACCTACCTGGCTGATATTTTAAACTCCTAGCCTCATATTAAACCAAGAACATCAATTTGTCAAGAGGTTTTGTTACTTTATTTTGATTCTTGCTGGTTCTTACTAATCTGTAAGTCCTGTTTTGCTTGTAAGTGTTCGGTTTACTGATTGAGTATTTCATTTACTCCTCCAAAGTTTAATCGTGTAAAGGGTGGTATAAAATATTCCTGTCAATACAAAGACATAGAGCATGACAACCTCGGTATTTTCGATAAACTTATAAGGGTCGTACCAACAGCCGTTATAGTAGAGGTATAATAGGTCGGCTGATAATACCGAAAAAAACAGTCCTAAGAACATCCCGAAGTATATCATTTCGACAGTGCATCCGCTATGAAAGCTCCGAGGAATCCCCACACCGCAGCCCATCCAACAGCCAGTAAGATTAAGTCTCTGATTCGATATGTAACCATCATCCCCCCTTATTATTTTTCCCATTGTACAAACATTGGCATGATGACTTCAAGTTTATTTCTCTTTTAATATTCCTGATACTATCCCTTTGGCATCCGGCTTTAATGTGATGTGGTACTTAATACCTGGGCGGGATAATTCGATAGTGGGTTGCCAGCCATCAAGGTTATGTTCGTTTTCTTCCAGCCAGCTCCAGCCTGGTAAAATACCAATCCAATTTCTTAAATGATGCCTGTTGATAATTCCGCCTTGCATGGTTTACATCCTTTCTATTTATATAATGTGACGGCATAGGGTACTTGGTGGGTGTTCCGGTATAAAGTGCTGTCCTTATAGTTTTCACTGTAATAGCGTCTTAGTTGGTAATCAGTGGACTTGGGTTTCAAATACTTCCTACGCTTCCCGTACTCAATCTCAATGTAACCCTTGTATAATTCTCCGTTAAACTCTTTTAAACAATCCATGTGTTGAGCCAAATAGTCATCAAGCAATACACAATCCGAGCCATCGAAGTCAACCTGATAGTCAATATTTACATCTAAAGCAAAGCATAGGTTAACCCGTAAATAATCGGATTCTTTGAGTAACCAATAAAATGCTATTGAGACTATTATTATTGTGGCTATCATACTTTACCATCCAAAGTTATCGTTATATGCCTCAAATACCTGTTTTACCTTATCCAGTGGCACGATACACCTTATCTCCCAGGTCGAGCCGGATTGCCACGCCTCGCATCCGATAGACCTTAGCCATCGAATAACATCAGCTACACAATCTAATGTCTTGACAGGGGCTATGAAGTAGTAGGTCATTTTATCCTCCTGTTTATTTATTATTCTTTGCCTCTTCCATCCAAAGCGGGTCCCCGCAGTTTGGGCATGACTTGGAGCCAGGATAACCTTTAGGCATATTCAAACCTCCAGGGTGACAATGCTCTGCTTGTTCTGTTTAGCAATCGCCGACCGGACTATGCTTACCGGAGTGTCCAATGAAAAAGGCGTAGGTAAAACATCAGTATCGAACAGTTCCCTCACCTTAACCGCATCCTCAGCTGTAAATTTAGCCTCGTAAATTCTCTCTTTATAGTTCCGGCGGATGATAATCAACCCTTTATCCTCCTGTTTATTTATTATTCTTTACTGCTTCGAGTAGCTTAATTCTTGACCATTGATTGACTGACCTTGAATCCTTCCGGGCTGCTTCCTTGATTAATTCCACTTCTTCAGGTGAAAGTCTTATTGTGATAACCTGTTTCATATTCTTACCCCCTATACTTTACTTACTTTAATAATAGCAATGTGATAGCATGGTGTCAACAGTTAATTATAAAGATTTTATAAAGATTGGCTATTCGGCAAGTAGTATAGAAACAGTATATCATAATATTGTTGTACAGGGTATTGACAAATAGGCAAAGAGTGTGTATAATGAGGTTAGAAAGTAAAGAAAAGGGGGTCACGAATGAAGCACCAAGAAACCAACATCAAAGCCCACTTCAAAGGCAAACCCGTTATACTTAAAGACAATGTTCACGGATGGTATTATGCGCTCCGGTTGAGCACTCAAGAGTACATTTGGATTAAGGCAAATAGTAAGCATCTAGAGATTGACAAGGTGATGAAATGCAACCAGAACTAATATTTGAAAGGTGGAGTAAGCCTATAATGGGTGAATTAGGAACAATCCGTACTATTCCAGAAAACTATTATGTTGCCAGTGTCCACGATGACCAAATTACATTTGAAGGGATTGAAGTAGCCACGATGAACATAGACCAGGATTATGTTTGCAGATGGGCAAAGGAGCACATTTTCAATGGTCAGTAATATATCACAAGACGAAATAAACACTATTCACTGCTGTTTTGAATGTCCTTTTATGAGTTTGGCTACAGGTGGTCAAGTGGCTATTTGCACAAAATCAAACATCGGATACATAGATAAAAAGGCTGTAAATACAGATACAATTCCCTCGTGGTGTCCGATTAAACAGTAGGTAATTAAGAAATGAGATTATCGGCTTGGTGTCCGACTTTCACCTGTCATGGTATTAGTGACGATGAGAGGAAACTATCGCTGGGGAATCCTGACGGCGTAAGTGCTGCGAGCCAAGCTGGGCGACTGGAGGCGAAATGGTGCGCACCACTGGCGATAAGACTAAGCTAGGCAGCGACCAGAATACAACGGCACGAAATTGGTGCCGCTAACATTGAAGAGATGGAGTAGCCTCCTTCGCCCAAGAAATGACTAACAAAAATAGGATGGTTAATTGCATATGAAATGTAAAAATGTGGTAGCAAAATATTGTGCGATTGATAATAGAGGTTATCCCAAGAACGAGCACGAGCTATTAAAACTAATTCTGCTGGTATCTGCATCGCACCATTGGTTAATCAAAAGCCCCTTTGCTGAAGGTGACCAATGGTGGGTTGGTTTAACACCAAAGGGTGTAACTGGATGGAATGGGCGACCAGATATTTATGTTTCTGCCCCAACGTTAACAGATGCCATATGTGAAGCTGTAATCCTTATGGGGAAAGCACCCAATGGGGTGACCCCATGCGGGGTAAAATAGATACGAATTTAGGGCGGTTACGAGTAGTCAAAACCAGACCAGTTAGCTACGGATGGTCTAACCGATACCAGACCGCTCTAGTCTTGATGGTCAAACCACTGAAAACCAGTCTAGCCTTGATGGTTATAGCCGGATAGCCACTTTGATGACCATGTTTTCAAGTCTGGTTGTATCAAGGGGAGGGTTACCCCATACCCCTCTAGCCTTAAGGGTAAAAAGCGGGAGAACGTATTTGCTAGGTGCGTTTGTGCTGGTAGCAGAAAGAGCGTATTTACTGGAAGTGGGTGCTAGTGAAAACCTGTAAAGAGCTAAAGTGTGTCTGCTTTATATGCCAGACGGAAACGAAGCCTAAAGTACGTTGTGGGCTGTGTCCTGGGAGAATCGCAGAGCCGAATTGTACAGGGCGTACAGTCTGCATACGAGGGGATAAATGAACATTCTGAATCTTCCCGATTGGGAAGTTATTGAGCTTAAAGAGAGCGAGTACGACTACGCCATTCATGCCAAGTACTCGCAGGAGCCGACTGCCTGTATCCGGTGTGGGGTTATCGGGCAACTATACCGGCATGGTATCAAACGACAGCGATTCATGGACTTACCCGTTCACAACAAGCGTGTTGGTCTAATCGTGCATCGGCAGCGTTACCATTGCCGAGCCTGCAAAAAGACCAGCTTTCAACCACTGCCGGATATGGCTGACCACCACTCGTCAACCAAGAGGCTGTTAGCCTACATCGGCAAGGAATCCATGAAGCGTACCTTTGTGGGTGTAGCTGATGATACCGGAATCCATGAGAGGACTATCCGGCGTCTGTTTGCTCTTGAAGTAGCTCGATTAGAGAGCGAAGTCCACTTTGAGACGCCTCGATGGTTGGGGATAGACGAGGTTCACCTAGTAAAACGGGCTAGGTGCATCCTGACCAACGTGGAGCAACGGACTGTCATAGACATGCTGGCAACCAGAACTAAAGACGTGGTTAGCCGCTACCTGTACCGGATGCCCGACCGCCAGTACATTGAGCTTGTCGCTATGGACATGTGGCAGCCTTACCGAGACGCTGTAAGGGACATTCTACCGCAAGCTACAGTGGTCATAGACCGCTTTCACGTTATCCGGTTAGCCATTCAGGGTATGGACACGATACGAAAGGATACCAGGGCAAGCCTTACGGCACGTCAAAGCCGGACACTCAAGCGTGACCGCTATATTCTGTTCCATCGCCGGAGCGACATTAACGAGCAAGACCAGTTCATTCTAGACCTGTGGATAGGGCAATTCCCAACGCTTGGCAAGGCATACCAGCTTAAAGAGCAATTCTGTGACCTGTGGGACGTGAAAGATAAGCAGGAAGCCATAGAACGCTATGGAGCATGGTTAGCCAGCATCCCGACCGAGCTACAGCCCGCCTACAAGCCTCTTACAACGGCTGTAGGCAACTGGAAAACCGAGATATTCGCATGGTGGGAGCATCCAATCACCAACGCCTACACCGAGGCGATAGCAGGGCTTGTGAAACTAACCAATCATACAGGCAGGGGATATTCCTTTAAGGCGATACGGGCAAAGTTGCTTTACTCTAACTTACCTACCTTTCACCGCCCTATTTTTGACCGCTCATTGGAGGAACGACCGCCCTTCATAACACTGGGAGAAATTAAGGATTACGGGGTTAAGTTTTCCACACTCTACGAGATGTTAGGGGAGGTATAGTTTTGAATGAACGTTACACATCATCCGCCGAAAAGCCTAAAGATTTAAGGCATCAAGGCTTAAATTAGGGTTTACGTTGTGGTATAATGTAAGTATGAGAAAGAAGAGGAAGTATAATAGGAAATCAACCGGCAGTCCGCCAGGTAATGACAGCGTACGGGATAATGAAGAGGCTATGCCATTGAAGGATGAAACTGTTTGCCAACTCCCCCATCTAATACAGATAAGTAATGACTGTTATATTAAGGATATAGACTTTATAAGAGCTATGCGCATCTCTTCTAAACCCTTTATCCCTCTAAGACTGCGTACTAAACCCTTTATGGGTGATATCTACTCTAAACCCACTAAAGATGATATTGATTCCCCTAGATTGTGATTGTAGTTGGAATGTAAAGTATACCTTACATTTTGTAAAGGGTAGATTACATTATGTTGAGGGTATCTGACAAGCCTATTGCCTTAAAAATCACCCTATGGTACACTCTATTTGAAGCTAAATGAAGTTTAACTGAAGCTAAATTGCCAGTAGTCCAAATATTTAATTAATTTGAGCCTAGTTAACCATAAGCATTATTGTGCGCCCCTATCAATTCACTAAACATTCGTAGCTAAATTATTATTGTTAATGTTTCGTAGCTAAATTCAAGCTAGACAATTTGAAACATTCGTATCTAAATTGAGTAAATTGAAACCCCTCGGCAAAATGGAATTGATTTGTACCTGGGAGCTGGATGCGAAGGGGTTAAATTTTAATAGGATATGGAGTACAATTTGACCCCCATTTTCCGATTAGTAAAAAATATGATTCTGAAGCTAATGAGGTGTATAAGGTATAAAAGGGTTTAAAGGTTGTTGACTTATTGTGGTATAATATAGTTATGGACAAGAATGAATTAGTTGAGTTAAGGAAAGAGTTTACGAGTCTCCCGAAGGACAGGTATGAGGTACAGAAGGATAACAAAGACAAGATAATAAAGATAAGGGCGAAGACATCTATAGATGTAGCGTCTGGTGTATTGGACAAGTTATTATATTTAAAGCAGCATTATTTTGATGAAGGGTTTAAGTGTAAACACACTCCTGAGGAATTGAATGAATTGATAGAGGCAGAGATAGACAGGTTAATAGATGTTTAAGGGTGAAAACAGGCAGCGAGAGCCTACAAACCGATGGCGATAACAACGGCGAAAGGGAGCTAAGCGGTAACCACGTACCCACTGGTATTAGGCGAGTTTGTAATTGGAATGTAGCAAGCTATGAGTCCTGCCGATAATGCGAAGTCCTTAGCTGTTGCGGTGGAAGAGACACCTACCCTTAAAGCCCCTTAAGTGGGGATTTTTTATTGGAGCAAAATGTACGAAGAGAAGTTAGAGCAGAAGCAGAAGTATATTGATTATTTAAAGTTAAGTCCTGGGGACAGGTTATTATTCAAGAAAGAAAACAAGTTAAAGACTGACGAAGACTTACACAAGTATTGTGGTATATCGGGTTCATTAGCTTACAAAATCAAGAAGAAGTTTGATTTAAAAGAGCCTGAGGTATCGAGTGTAAAGAGTATATTAAACAGTGAAGAGAACAGGCAGGTATTAGCCAAGCATTTACTCTCGACGATAAAGAAGGGTTCTCCATCGGCTATGAAGTTAGCGTTGGATTTAATGAATGAATTAGACAAGAAGGAAGTAAAGAGTGTCGAATTTACCCCTACAGATAGAATCAAGTTTGCAGAGTCCTTACGAGAAAGTCTTAACAGAAGATTACAAGACACAGGAGATTGCCCTATCTGCCATAGACCTATGCTACTGGTTGAGCAAGTATGTGTTCATAATGAACGAGAACAAAAACAAGATGACCAAGTGGCAGCCGTGGAGTTACCTCTTACACCTTGCCCGATTATTCCAGGTGGAACACGAAATCGTTATACTCAAGGCTCGGCAGTTGGGGATATCGTGGCTGGTGATGGCTTACGCCCTGTGGCTGGCTCTATTCCACAGTAACACCAAAGTACTTGTAATCTCTCAGAAGGAAGACGATGCGTTTGAGCTTATAAAGAAAGCTAGGTTTATTTTAAATCACTTACCTGATTGGATGAAGGAAATACCTGATGGAGACAGTAAGAGTGAATTAGTGTTTAAATCAAGGAACTCGGAGATAAAGTCTCTCCCTTCGACTGACAACGCTGGTAAGGGTTACAATGCCTCTTTGGTTATTCGTGACGAACTCAGTGAACATCCTAAAGGTAAAGACAATTATGATTCTATTTCACCCTCTATTGACTCAGGTGGTTCATTAATAGACCTCTCGACCATTCTAAAGAACTCCCCTAACAATCATTTTACTAATAGGTGTGAAGAGATAAGGAATAGAGGAACGGTTACTGAGTATGAATCTAAGTTACAAATCTGTTCCAATCCTGATACGGTTGCTAAATTAGTTTTCATTCCCTGGGATGCCCGACCTGTAAGGGATGAAGGTATGTCTCTTCAGGACTGGTGGGATTCAAGAATTGTCCCTAAGTATTATTACAACACTATTGGAAGAGAACAGAACTATCCCAAGTCTATAGACGAAGCCTTAAAGCCATCAACGATAAAGATGTTCTTTGAGAATCAGGCTTTGGATGAAATGCAGTACCAGTTAATGCCCCCTATCGTTCAAAGTGAGATTAACACATTTAATGGACAGGTTAGGGTTTATAAACCACCCGTAGCCGGAAGGAAGTATGTTGGGTTCACTGACCCTTCTGATGGTGTAGAAGACCCTTATGTAACCGGAATAGCTGATTATATTACCAAAGAAATTGTCTGTACCTCTACGGGTAAGGAACGAATTGATGTATGTGCCAAGATACATGATTACTTAGTAAGAATTTATAACAACTGTCCCAATTCCTTTGAGTACACGGGTGTAGGAACGGGATTTGCCATGACCTTAAAACAATTAGGCACGCCCAATCTAGCACCTAGAAGAGATGTAGAGGGCAAGATTCAAGAGGGTAAGCTAGGTCAATGGGTGTCTATACAACACAATAAAAAGAATTTAAACGACTTAGCCTTTGAGATAGCCAAGAGGCAATTAGTAGTTCACGATAAAGAGTTTTTCCAGCAGGCTAAATTCGTCAATCGAGATGGTGATTCGCCTATCATGGAAAGAGGGTTAAGTTTCGATTGGGTAATGATGATGGCTGGATTAGTACAGTTATTGAAAAACGTACCTAGAACTGAATTTGGAGTTAGGGCAGTCCGTTACAGGGGGTGATTGAATGATAACAATTAGCGAGATTAAAGACATACGTGAGACATTAATAAGTGATATCCATGCCAACAGACTCAAAGAACAAAATACTGATATCTCTTATTACGAGGATACTAATGAACTCCCGCTTTTAAAGGACTCAAAGTATGTTGTAAGAACTGGTGCTGTTGCCAGGATGATTGACAATGTTACCGAGCAGGTAGTTACCAATAGTCCCGTAGTCTATAGAGAACCCACCAAGAAAGGTAAACAGGCTGAGGATTCGGCTATTTCAATTTCCTCATGGTTGAACCTTCAGGCTAGGAGATTAAACAGAGCCAATCCTAATAGATTTAAAGAATCAATCAAGAACTCTTTGGTCTGTGGTGAGAACTGGTTGTATGTAGTCTTAAATGAGAACTACAGTCCGGAAAAGTATCCTAACGAATTACCATTTGACGTGTTAACTCCTCACCCTCTAGTAGTGTTCTTCGACCCTAGAATGGGTGAAAAAGACGGTGTGCCTAATAGGGTTATTGTTTACTTCAACCGTAATGTCTCGGATATCAGAAGAGTCTACCCTTCGTTTGTACCTTACGGCAAGGAAAAGAAAATCCCTTTTCTAATGTACTATGACAATGAAGCAAGATATTTTGAAGCCGGTAATGGTGATAATAGACAACCTCTATTAAGAGACAAAGACAACAATCTCTCTAATGGCTCAGGTCTTCAGGAAAATATATTTAAGTGCGTACCTTTCGTTCACAGCTATTCAGGGTTTGGTAAAGAAAGCCAAGACGGTGACCCTGCGAGTTTGGCTGTGGGTAGGGTTAGAAAAATCAGGGGTATTTATGCCGAGAACACAACCATAAGGTCTAATGTCCACTATATCATTCATAAGTACGCCCACCCTAACAGGCAGATTTTAAATAAAAGCGGTGCGCCTATTTCACCTGAAGAATTAAATGAACTAGACTTTGGGGCTGGCGTTATTCAGGATATCATGCTTCCCGAAGGTGCTGATTTACAGACTGACGAAGGTCTAGTACCTCCACCTGAAGTATTTACCTATCTAGCCATGACTATGGCAGAGATTAACAATGAAGACCCTGCTGCTACTCATGGTATTGCCACAGGAACATCAGGGAGACAAGAGGATGTACTTAAGACTTCGGGGCTTAAATTATATGACTCGATAATCTTCAACACGTCTAACGCTTATGCTACTGCGTTTGGTATGGGTATGAAGATGTGCGAGAAAGCATTTAGTCTTCCCCCCAAGATTGATAGTAATGATATAGCGGAAAACTATCAGTGTTCGGTTGAGTTAAAAGCCGAAGACCCGTTGGAACTTTCGAGGAGTAGAGCTGAAGGTTACAACTTGTGGAAGAACGGGGCTATTCCTTATGAAGAGTTTGCGATTAGATATATGGGTAAAACACAGGAAGAAGCCAAGAAAATGAAAGCTCAAATCTGGATTGAAGAAGCTCAGAGAAACAGTCCTTCATTCCAGCAGTTAATTATTCAAACGGCTGCTGAGGAAATGGGTAAAGAAGAAGAGTTAAGTGCCATTGACGAATCCATGAATCCCAAGAGTCGGGGAGTAAACACAATCCCTGATATTGGCTCAAGGGGCGGTCAACCAAGACTAGGCAATATTCAAACAGAACAAGGACAGGAAATGGCTGACCAGAGTATCATGCACGAACCGAGGGTTAGTCAGGGGGTGATGTAATGAAAGAAGGACAGTGGGATTATATCACAGACGAACTCAAAGACTCAATGAAATATGTACGGGGAATGATTAAAGAGGACTTTAAAAATATCAAACCTTATAGAAAAGAACCCGTACCTATTGAAGAACAAGTGGCTAGATACATAAGTTATCCTGAAGAAGTCAAGACTCAAATGAGACAGATTCCCCAATGGAATGAATACGAATCCAAGATTCTTAAAAGAATGGAGGGGATGAAGAATGGCAGATAGTATCTACTCTAAGACTACATATGATTATGTTCAAAGGTTAAAGAAAAAATTTGGCAAAGATTTACCTTTTAAAGAATTTTGGGATTATCTCATGTCGAGAATTAGAGCCGAAGACATGGTTGGTGTTCCTGAATATCAACAGGATACGGTTTATAGATATGCTAATGAGTGGGCTAAAAATCCCGAAGCACAGGCTATATTAGCAAAAACAGCAGGCGAACAAACGCCCACTACCGGAACACCATCTGCTACTGAAACGCCTGCTAATACCTTATCTCAAGATGTTTTAGATACCTTAAAACTTGATAGAGACCAGTTTGAAGAAGACAAGAAACAGAATGAGTGGTACAGGAACTTTCAGCAACTTCAATTAGCTCAAAATCAGAATCAACTTGATAATGAAACGATAAGGGCGCAGAAGTCTTTATGGGAATCAAACGCTGCTAATACGTGGCAAGCTATTAATCAAAGTGCACAGGACTGGTATCTAGGAACTACAGCAGGACAAAAGGCTAATCAGCAGCAGTTAGAACAGGCTTTTGAACAGGCAAAGACAGATTTACTCGATACCCTTAAACCTTCGGATTGGGTGTCAAGGTGGTTGGTAACTAATAAAAAGAATCCGTGGAGTAAAGCTACTTCTGTAGGTGAGCAATCCACTAACGAGACATTACAGGATTATCAGGAAGAAGAGAAGTTCTATGCTAAACAAATCAAGGCTATTCAGGAACAGATTAACGACCCTAATAATCCCCTTCTACAAAAAGATGCTCAGCCTATGATGGATTACTTAAAGGCTAACTTGGACAACGCCAAGCAGAAACAATTAGATATTCAGGCTGGCTCATATGCCGGAACTTCAATGAAGAACTTAATGGATACTACTGGTATGAGTTATTCTACTGCCTTGAAGACAGCTTTAGATTATGCTAACAATCCTGAAAAGCCTGAGTATAGCAATCTAAGTATGGAAGAACGACAGTCATTATCCTATGCTGCTATGGATGCCGGATATGGTCAGGAAAGTGCCACACCGTCAGCCCCCAAGTTAGACATTCCCACATGGATGCAAGGAACTATTGAAGGAACACCTAGTTATGTAAGTGGTACAGATACCTCAAAGTGGGCTAAGAGTATCACCCCTAGCTCTCAACAGTGGAATACGTGGAGTCCTACCCAACAGTCAATGTGGGGCAACTATACCTATCAAACTGGTGGTGAGGAATCGGTAAATGACCTTGTTGCCAGCATGGAAACCCAGAGACCACAGGCTCTAAGATTAGGTAAAACCCAAAAAGCATTTAGGAGTTTTGTCTAATGACCATGTGGAGACCTAAGACTGAAATCTTAGATGAAGAACTAAAGGAAAAGACGGATTGGGCTGGTTCTTTATATGAATTACCCAAAGACCTTTCAGATAAGGCTATGTCTAGTGTAGGGCAAGCTATTTCTAAAGTTCCTGTTTTGCCGAAGGTATTAGAAAAGACTGCTCCTGTTTTTGAATGGATTGGGGAGAATGTAGAGAAGCCTTGGGCTTCGATAATAACAAGTCCGTTTAGTCCTGATATCCCCTGGAAGTCAGGAGAGAGTTGGCTGGAACATCAAAAGAGGGAGTACGATTCCTGGAAATCTCCAACTTACGTTAAAGGGCTGGCTGAATTTGCTATGCCTCTCTGGTGGATGCCCTGGTTCGGATGGGCTGGCAAAGGTCTAAAGGCTCTAGGTGCTACTAATAAAATGGCTAGGGCTTTAGAGACTGTAGGAAGAACGGCTGGTAAAGTCCATTTACCTACTGGAGAAGTTCTGGACAATACACTCTTTAAAAAGGATTTCTTTAAGACTGTTAGTTTATGGGCTGAAAATAAGCCTGTTCTCAATTCCCTTGTAAAAGCGGTAGGTGGTGCTAGTGCCTTTGTAAAGTATCCTGAAGTTGGAGAGACAGCTTTGGACATTACTAAAAGGGCATTGGTAAAAAGAGCAGTTATTCAGGATATGAGAAATGGCGTTAGGGGTCTGCTTACTCCTAGACTTCAGAAGTTAGGTAATCCTATTGATGTCTTGGATATAGCACCTGATGGATTAGTAAGAGGGGCTACGGCTTTAGATGGAAGCTCTGCTTATTTATCTGATTTAATAGAGGGGTTTGCTAAAGACCCTTCAAACTACAAATTCGCTACTCCCCAGGGGAAACAGTTTGTCAAAGACACAGTAGATATAATCAATGAAGTTCGGGATTTAGCTGCTAAAGAAGGTGTCAAAGTTCCTAAGGATTTCACCTTTCACCGGATAGTTAAGGGTATTGAAACAGAAGAAAAGGGAATTTATGAGCTTTCAGAATACGGCTCTAAGTTCGATATGGCGAGACATAGAACAAGCATGAAGGCAGGTGCTACGGGTGAAGGTGGTAAGAGAATCGTTCAGTACGAAAGCAATCCCTTAACTGTTATCAACGAAACAATCAATCATTATATAAAAAGAATAGCCGATAAAAGGTTCAATGATGAAGTAGGAAAACTCGGTCAAACGGCTGCTGATAAATTCGTATCCTTATTTCCCGAAGAAGCTCAAAAGATTACAGAATTAAGTGCCAGGCAAACGGCAGCTAAGTATCTTGGTGAATCGGTATCGAGTATCTTAACAAGAAATGGTACAAGACTTCCCCCTGCTACTCTAGCCAAGATAAGGCGAGGGATGCCGGAAATAGCCGACCAATTAGACCAAGCACTATCATTCACTCCCGAAACCACTGATAAGATAATTTCAGCTATGGGTATAGCTATCTGGAAGGAAGCCAAGATAACACCTAAAGAATTTAAGATTGCACTGGCGCAGTTTACTAGATATACCACAAAACCCAAAGCAATCTCTACAGAAGCATCTATGATGGAACGTGGTCTTTTTAATGAAAAAGAGTGGCTTAAAGTTGTTAAAGAGAATAAGTTAGCCAACCCTCTACCAGCAGAAAAAGTACAACTTAATTTAAAGGCTGGAAAAATCCTTTTATCAGAACTCGATGAGGCTATCCATTCGCTTAACATTCAGAATAAAACAGCTATTGAAGCAGTCGAAAATGTCTCTAAAGAAATCTATAAGAACATGACTAAACTTCAAAAAGATGCCTTTAAAGCTATCATGGAACAAGCTGAGAATATACTTGAATCAACTAAGAACGAACTTAATCCCCTTAAGAAAAGCAGAACTGAGTGGATTAAAAGCTACGGGGAAGGGTTTGGTACAGGTGGGGCTATCTTCAAGTCTCATCCGGCTTTTAGAAATCTAATCTTCCCCAAAGAAGTTGTTGACCTTGCCGAACCTGTTTTAAGAGATAAAGGTAACGCATGGTTAAAAGCCATGTCTGAGGTTTCAGGCGTTGGCAGAACTTTGATAGCAGCTATGGACTTTTCAGCACCATTTATTCAGGGGTTGGCTGTTTTGGGGAGAAATCCCGTAGCTTGGGCTAAAGGTGTAATAAGACAGTTTGAGTTTTTCGGTAAGCCTGAAAACTTCTACAAGTATATGAGTGAACCCACAACTCAGGCTTTAAGGGCTGAGAGAATAGCGTTTGGTGGGACTTCACAGACCTTTGAATACATGGAAGCAGTACCGTCTTTACAGGCAGCAGCCAAGAAAGTAGCAGGTGAAACAGGGGCTAAGGCTGTAGGCTCTACATATGGTAGGTTTGAAGCTGCGTACAGTGGCTTTGGCGAAGTGGCAAGAAATGAAATGTGGAAGGCTCTAAGGAATAAAGCTGTCAGACCTGATGGGACAATAGACGAAGCTCTAGCCAGGGAAGTTGCTAGAACCATAGATAGAATGACAGGCGTGATGTCTACCGAGGCTCTAGGGCTTTCACGTTCTCAGAGGAACTTTGAAAACGCCTTTGTATTCTTCGCCCCTAGATATACTAGAGCATCGTTATCTTATGTAGCTGATTTATTCAAAGGTGGGATAAGTGGGGCTGAAGCAAGGAAATCTTTAAGTGCTTTAATGGCTTCGGGTATGGCTATGTATATGGGTGCTTGTAAGATAACTGGACAGCAACCTAATCTGGACATTGGTTCAGCTAATTTTATGACTTTGAAAATGGGTGAAAAGAGGGTTGGTATTGGTGGTTCGTTCTATGGGATAGCCAGGATGATGGCTAATGTTGTAGGTAAGGCTACCGATGAACCTTTGGACTTAATTAGAATCTCCAAAGATGATAACCCTTTCATTAAGTTCATGTATCAAAGGGCTTCACCGTTAACAGGGACAATAACAAACATCATCGAAAATGAGAACTATCTTGGAGAACCATTTGAATCCCCTGCTGATTGGGGAAGATATCTAGCTGAAAAAGTAACTCCTATAGCCTTGCAAGATGTTATTCAAGGTGAAGCTGAACCAGTCTCTTTAACGGCTCAGGTATTTGGGGCGAGGTCGTTTCCTAAGAGTGCATGGGAACTACAACAAGAGGCTAAAGAAAAGATTGCACAGGAAGAATACAACTTGCCCTACGAATCCTTACCTCAAGCATTTAAGAGCGAAATCAATAAGAGAAATGAAGTTAGAATCTTTCAGGCTGAGATTGATAAAAGGAATCAGCAATTAGGCAATACTTTAAGTGTATCCTTCTCCGAGAGACAAAGGGAAAGAGAAGATGCCAAGCTCATGTTTATTACTCAACTGGAACAATTAGAGAAAGCCTACAATGATGGGTTTATTACGGGTAATGATTACAGGGAACAGCTTAGATTATCTAAACATGGTTACGGACAAACACTAGAACACATAGACAGTAATCCTAGATATACAGACGTGCTTAAGAAGCTACAAGAACCTAAGGACATCTCCAAAGACTTTAAAGGTGATATTGCCTACAATGAATTAATGGATGCCTCATACAGTGGTAGGTTTGAGAACGAATATGGGATGTTTGATTTCAACCTATACAATCAGTTCAGGGAATCCTTAAGACAGAAGTACGGTGATTCAGCGTGGGCTTACGTTCTTCAAAGAGAGAAACAGGGCGATAAAGACTTGCCCCCCTTAGCTCAGGAATACGAGAAGGCTAAAGAAGTCCTTAAACCTTATTGGGAGATTATCAACACAGTAGCCAAGACGTTTAACATCAGACCTGAACAAGTGTCCAGATATCCTAGATTACAGGCTGTGGTAGATAAGCTAAGGAGACAAATGAGGCTTACGAATCCGACTTTGAACTATTACTATCAGATGTTTTATGCTTCTTAGATTTGAGCATGGCATAAAGAGCTATCAGCCCCCATATGCCCCAAATTAAAAAGAATACTACCCAAACTTCCATGACTTGATTATAGCATAAATGTCAAACTTGACACTAATGGTATAATAATATTGCAACCGAATAGTTAAGTTTAAGCCCTGAGAAATCGGGGCTTTTTTATTTTAAGGAGGATTTCTAAATGGAGACTTTACCGAAGGTTGAAGAAGGAACTACCCAACCTCAACCAACGGAAACGGTGGAATCGGTAGAACAAACCCTGGCGAAAATCAAAGCAGAACTTGATAACGAGAGAATAGAAAAAGAAAAGATATCCAAGCGTATGCAAGGATTGGAAGGTTCTCTCAAAGAAAAGGACAGGCTTCTTCAGGAAAAAGGGGAATGGAGAGGCGAGATTGAAAGTATTAAGGAAACCCAAAAAATCTTGACAGCTTTACTGGCTGAACAAGGTCGTACAACCGGAGAAGAAGATAAAGGTCAACTACTTCAGAAGTATGACCAAATTCTTAAGCAACAGGAAGTTAAACAAAAAGAAGCTCAACTTAAGGCTCAAAGGGAAGCCTACAACACTAAGGCTGATGCTATTTATAGTAAGGCTAAAGAGTTGGTTACTAGCAGAAAAGACTTGAAAACAATAGAACTGCTTTTAAAGAATGGCGACCCTGATGGTGCTGAGGAAATAGTATCTGAGTTTGAGAAGGAGAAAAAGGTGGTAGAGCCAAAGGTTGAGAAAGAAGAATCGGTGGAAGATAGGGCTAAGAAATTAGCTGATGAAATGGTTAAGAAAGTCCTTGAGGAAAGAGGGCTTTTGAAACAGGACAATATAACTCAATCGGGTAATGTCCAGAGTGAACTTGAAGAGCAAGACGCATATATCAAAGGCAAGAAACACTTTGAAGATTTATCCGATGCTGTAAAACGCAAACTAAGAGGAGGATAAAATGACTATTAATGCTGCTAGCGATTTGGCTTCTGGTCAGATTGCTATGGTTGCTAATGCCCGTTATCAAATAGAACACGAAAATGTACTCGAAGGTCTCTTTACCAAGATGACTTTAGGCGAGGGGAATAAGTCTCAATTCATTCCTAAGTTCGCCTCTTTATCTGATGCTGCTGACCTTACCGATGGACTTGATATGTCTGATGCTCAGTCCATGACGATTAGCGGTACTACCCACACGACTGATGAGGCTGGTCTGAAAGTTATCATCACCAAGAAACTTCGCCTTCAGCTTAAGGAAGATGCTTATAGGGCTGCCGGTACTCTTATCGGTAACTCGATGAAGAGAAAGATTGAGAAAGACGGCACTTCCCTTTTCAGTGGTCTGTCCAGAGGTGTAGGTGCTGCTTCAACTGCATTCTCAGTAGCTTATATGCAGGCTGCCGTAACTCAGTTGTACGGTCAGTCTGAACCTTGCCCCGACCCTATCTATTGTGCGCTTCACCCTTATACTTATCATGACATTAAGGGCGCACTTGCCAATCCTCTCACGGCTACTTATACCTTACCTGAGGATATCCAGAGGTCAAACTTAACAGGGAAATACAGAGGGATAGAACCGCTTTATGGCGTACCTATCTTCATCTGTGGGAATATCACTTCCGGAACGTCTTGCTATAATGCTATCTTCTCTAAGCAGGCTTTCATCTATCTGGTAGGTTACGAACCGGAAACTTGGGTGGAAGAGGACAAGTCTTTAAGAGGTTGGGAAATTGGTATCGTAGCTGATTATGCCTGTGTTGAAGAAGACGATAACTACGGCAGATATCTGCTTTTTGACGCCTCTAGCCCAACAAGTTAATAAATAAATAGGAGATTAAAATGCTATCGGATACGGATATTAGAAGGAACATCATAGAAATTGGTAAGAGCCGGAAGAGGGCTAGATACTACCGGAAGATTAAAGATATTAACGGTAATCTAGTCACTGTCCAGACCGAGCCTTTACCTGCCGACCCTGAGAGTATATTCCTTTACACAGCTAAAGGGTTTACTTTAAAGGAAGGGGCGAGTGGTGTCCCCTGTCCGTTGTGTGACTTTGTTGGTAAAAATGCTCAGGAATTAAGCCTTCACCTTAAACAACATAAAGACGAAGGCAATACTAAGGAGGAATAATATGGGTTTTGCCACTTACGTTGAATTAAAGCCTAAAGACGTTAAAACTACTTACTCTACCAAGCAGTATCCTCTTGGCACAAGGGGTATGACTACTGATGGTAGGGTTTACCGCTTTGCCTATGCAGGTGGGACTATCTATGCAGGTAGACCGCTTCAGCCTGCTGCTGCCACTCTACTTGATACCAGTTCTGGTTATACCGCCCCTATTAATGATACGGAAGAAGTTGGGACTACATGGCGTTCTTTCACTGTAGAAACCGAAACGGCTACTGGTGAAATTTCAGCTAATGAGTTTTCCGATGGTTTCGTAAGGGTTGCTTCCTCGACTGGTTCTTATGTAGACGCTCAGGTTCTTCGTATCAAGTCCAACGATGCTTCGGCTACTTCTGCTACTGATGCGCTCGGCACTACCATGACCATCACGATTGCCGATGATGATGCAATAGATGTTGCGCTTACCACTGGTGCTGTAACTACCCTGCATCACAATCACTGGTATGGTCTTACTCATGGATATGGTGCTGTGGCGTGTGTAGGTGTAGCTAATTGCACGGTTGCATCGGGAACTTACTTCTGGGCGCAGACTTGGGGGGCGTGTGCTGTCAAGGTTGATGGTACTGCCACAATAGCTGGTGCTGATGTTGTAATGTCAACCGACTCTACTTCCACTGGTGTCAGCGTGGTAGGTATCAGGACTTCGACCAACTCCACATTCCTGTCTGCCGGAGATACCGACTGTGACGCTGGCATAGGGTTCATTCATGCCGTAGCCGCACAGAGACAGAAGATTGGTTGGGCTATTATCGGTGGTGGTACTGATAATGACGCTGGCTTTATCTTCTTGACAATCACTCCGTAAAACTTTACAGGCTTTACTGGTTGTGCCTTCAAACAACCAGTCTATTTATGATTTCAGTAATTGTTGTCGCATGGAATCAAGAAAAGTACATTCATAGATGTATTAGGTCTATTCTCAATCAATCCCTACCAAGAAATGAATTTGAAACCATTGTTGTCAATAATGGTTCTACAGACAAAACCTCAGACATTCTAAAATCTTCTCAAACCTTCTACTCCGGACTACCTTTTCTTAAAGTCATAGACCTGCCTGAAAACATGGGTATAGGTTATGGCTCTAACGAAGGTATCAAAAAAGCTCTAGGGCAATTCGTAGTCAGAGTAGATGCCGATGATTATATCAATGAAAAGCTCTTAGAGATAGAGTACCTATTTTTAAGGTACAATAAGAACTATGATGCTGTCTCTTGTGATTACTATACTATTGACGAAAGTGAAGAGATATTAAACCGTTATGATGCTTTACAAAAGCCTATTGCTTGCGGTATAATGTATAGGAAGGACAGATTGATTGACATAGGGCTTTACAATCCTGAATGTAGACTTGGAGAAGATAAAGAATTAAGGGAAAGGTTCTTGAAGAAATACAACATTCATAATATCGAACTCCCTCTTTATAGATACAGAAGACATAGCGGAAATTCAACGATATTGGAGTAAGATGAAAGAGTTAATCATTCTAGGTATGGGTGGAACGAGAAACCTGTGTCCCTTTGATGGTGCTGAAATCTGGTCATGTAATGACGGATACAGGCAGATTTACGAACTCAAGGGTTATTTAGATAAAATCTTCATGTCTCATACTCAGCATACTAAACTATTCCGTACTGAAGCTGGTAAAGAGATTTGGAGTAATGCTTATAATGTTGAGCAGATGAATAAACTTATTGACAGTGGCGTTGAGATTCTTAACATTCATAAGATTGATGGTTTAAAGTCAACCCTGTTTCCTTTGGAAGAAATCAATGATAAGTTCAAATGCAATCATTTCTTCTCCGATACCATAGCTTATATGTTAGCCTATGCCTTGCATATTTCAACGGATATCAAGGATGGTAAGTTAGTTTTTAAAGACGATGGGTTTAAGAAGATTAGAATCTATGGCGTGGATATGCTCACCAAAGACGAGTACGAATTAGAGAAAGGGGGCATAGAATACTTCATAGGCTATGCTCAAGGGTTAGGTGTAGAGATAGAAATTACTAAAGAATCTGCCTTAATGAAAACCTGTACTGGAAAACCCTATGGTATGCCCCTTGACTTGGATTGTTTAAAGGAAGATTTAGACCCTTACTATATGTTAGAAACAGACAAAAGCACCATGTGGGCTGCCCAGGCTGGATTGAACGCAGAAGAACTGAAGAAAGTAATGGAGAAGAAGAGATGATAGTTGCTGAAATTGGAATGAACGGCATGGGTTCAATGGGACTCAACAAACAGCTAATCAAGAACGCTAAAGACGGTGGGGCTGCTTTAGCGAAGTTCCAATTATTCTCCCCTGAAAAACTCTACCCTATAGATTCAGACTTATTTAAGAACGCCAAGAAATGCGAACTATCATTCCAGGATGCCAAAGAGTTATTCGACTATGGTAAAGAGATAGGGATAGAAGTATTCTTTTCTGTCTTTGACGTTGAGAGAGTTAGGTGGTGTGAAGAGATAGGAGTTCTGAGGTACAAGGTAGCATTTAGTCAAAGGTGTAATTATGATTTATTTCAAGTATTACCTTTAGACAAACCAATAATTGCATCAACAACATTCGATGATTACCGTTGGGTTGCTGGATGCGTTGATTATTTGTACTGTATTTCTAAATATCCATCCACTCTAAAGGATTTAGACCATCGGTTTGCTAACTGTTTTGGGGAAGATGAAGATATTGAATTTGCTGGTTTTTCCGACCATACAATAGGGCTTGATGCTTCCAAGATAGCACTTGCTAGAGGGGCTAGAATCATCGAGAAACACTTTTGCCTAGACCACAATACAGGGGTAGACGCACCTTGGTCAATGGACTTAAAAGAATTAAAAGAGTTGGTACGATGGGAAAAGATTTGTCAGGAGATACTATGAAGATATGGGAGTTCTTCAATGAATCAACTCAAAAAGATGAAGAGAATTTAAGGTGGCTTATTTTGCATTTAGCAAGCGTTGTCCCTAGTGGGTTGAAATTAATGTGCAGTATGGCTCAACCTGAATTTACCGAATGTGTAAAGGAAATATTAAATGAATCCGGCAGGGAGATGAAATGAACCTAGCTGTAATAACTGTAAGGTCTAATTCAACACGTTTACCCGATAAGTTCTCTTTGGATATACTAGGTAAACCCATGATGGTCAGGGTTTACGAGCAGGTTAGGAAATCTAAACATCTTCACATGGTAGTAGTAGCTTGTCCTTTCAACGACTACAAAGTGATTGACCTTTGCAAAGAGTACGATATCCCCTACTATGAAGGCTCGGAGAATGATATATGTTCCAGGCTTTGCCTTTGTGCCAAGAATTATTTAGCTGATTGGGTAGTAAGGATATGGGGAGATTCACCCTTAGTTGACCCTGATACTATTGATGATATCCTTAAGAAAACCATAGACAATAATGGTGACTACTCATTCACAATGGGCGTACCTTTGGGACAGATGGTATCTGTGATTAAGTACAGTGTCCTTGAGGAATGTAATAACAAACTAAAGAACCAAGAAGACAGGGAGTGGTTTCATAACTATTTTGCTGAGAATAAAAGCACTTACAAGGTTGATGGTTGCGCTCATGAACCCGACAGGTCTTTCGTGAATTTAAGCGTAGACACTGAAGATGATTTAAACAGAATAAGAAAGATAATGAGGCTTCAGGAAATTGTTGGAAGTAAAAGACGTTAAACTAAATTTATGGGACAAGTTTGTAGAATCAAGCCCACAAGGGACAATCTTTTCTTCTAGTAAATGGTTAACACTCTATGATGCTTCGTTTAAGGTATGGGGAGTTTATAAGAACGGCAATCTAATAGGCGGTGCTGCTAATTTCGACAGCCCTCAACCTATCACTCAAAGTCAAGGAATACTGATTGCCCCCTTTGAAGGCAAGCCTGTCAACAAAGAATCACTAGAACACGAAGTTACTAATGCTTTAATAGACTACTTACCCTCTCATTTTGCCTGTCATTATGAGTTTAAAGATGTTCGCCCTTTACTGTGGGGGGGATTCAAAGCCTCACCCAAGTACACCTATGTAGTTAAACCTGATTGGGATAACTTAGAAAAAGAGACAAGGTATGAAATCAAGAACGCAGAGATTAATGTCGAAGTATCACAGGATATAGATTGGTTTGACGAACTCTATGCTTATACATTCGGACACAAAAGAATAACGAGAACAGCATCTACCGAGTTGATTAAAAAGGTATTCAGTATAGGCACTCTTTATAAAGCCTCGGACAATAGTGCCGGAGTGATTTTACTCAAAGACAATAAAAGGTATTACTACATTCTAGGTGCTTCATCTGGTAAGAATACATCAGCTAAAGTTTTATGGGAGGCTATCAAAGATAAAGAAGAAGTAGACTTAATAGGTTGCAACAATGAGAAAATCGCCATGTATAAAAAGGGATTCGGTGGAGAACTGAGGAATTACCATGAAATCTCTAAATTACTCTAAGGGTATAACTTGTTATTTAACAGCTTTATCAATCATTATCGTTGCTATATGTTACTCGCACAAGTTTATATTACCATTACTAAAAACGAATCCTGCCGTTACACAAGATAATTTGTTAGGATGGTTGATGGCAGTATTAATTGTAATGGTAATAACTACATCACTGGTTGTATTCATTATTCTTATCTTACTAGGTATAAATGCTTTATGGAATACTAGCATACAGTTAATAAATTATCTCAGTTTATCTAAAGAAGAAAAAAGGAAACGAGGTCTAGAATTAAAAGAGAAGGCACTTAAAAGATATGAATGGTATAAAAACATGACCCTTATTGGTAAGTATTTTCAAAAGGAATTGTATTATGAAAAAATATAGGGCAGGGATTATCGGTCTAGGTAGAGTAGGCGCACAATGGGATGATTCGCACTTTAACGCTTACCTTAAGCACCCTAGAATTGAGTTGGTAGCTCTATGTGACTTAAACCCACATGAAGAGTTCTATTCCTTCCAAGACTATCAAGATTATTTAGAGATGGTTAAGCTTGAGAACTTGGATATTGTTTCTGTTTGTACTCCCCCATCTACTCATTGTCAAATAATCTGCGGCATAGCCCCTTACGTTAAAGGTATTTACTGCGAGAAACCCATAGCCGAGACACTTGAAGATGCAGACAAGATGATTCTTACCTGTCGAGAACATAATGTAAAGTTGCAGATTAACCATCAGAGAAGATGGAATACACCCGTTTTTACTTTCTCAAGAGGCATACTCAATAGTGGCACTCATGCCTTCGACACGATTAATTATTACTTCAAGGAAGATAAGGCAATTAAGTTTGTTTACGTTGAAACAGACGAACCAATATTTAAGTTGGAATTTCCGGCTGAACCTCATGTACCTTCTGAGGCTATAGATGAATTGATTGAGTGTATCGAGTATGATATAGAATCCACAAGCTCAGGTGAGGAAGCAACAATAGCGTTACAACAATGTCTCGATATGCAAAAATCAAACATAATAAAGGTAGGTAAAAGGAAGTACCTTAAATTAATATGATTAAAGATATTCAGCAAATCATTAACTCAAAGAAATTAAGCGGTTTTACTGGCACGCCTCAGGGGCATAGTGGTGGGTTTTGGGTTCAAGCGTTAGAGGAATCCTTTAAAGAATACTATGGTGTTAAGTACGCTATAGCCATGAACTCAGCTACAGCCTGTCTACACTCAGCAGTTATAGCCTTAACAGTTCCAGGGGATAAAGTATTTGTTACTCCCTACTCGTTCTCTTCTAGTGCTTCATGCGTCTTAATGAATAACTGTAAACCTGTTTTCGTGGACATTGACGAAGATACATTCTGTATGTCACCAAAAGCACTAGAATCAATAACAAACATTTCAATTGATGTAGCAATACCAGTACACCTTTTCGGTCATCCATGTGACCTAGATGAGTTCCCAAGAGGTCTGACAATCATTGAGGATTGCGCCCAGGCTATAGGTACTGAGTATAAAGGTAGGAAAGTAGGAACTATAGGGGTTTGTGGAATCTTCTCTTTTAATCAGGCTAAACAGATAAACACGGGTGAAGGTGGAATATTAATCACCAATGATAAAGATTTAGCAAGGGTAGCAAGGGCAGTTAGAAATCATGGTGAGGTTGCCGACCCTGAGTTGAAAATAGTAGGTTATAACTACCGTCTTGGAGAGATAGAGGCTTGTTTAGCTTATTACCAGTTTAAGGATTTAAAATATATCATGGAAAACAGAAACGAGCAAGCCTATAAATTAAGTAAAAGATTAGAATATGCCGATGATATCCAATTACCCGTAGTAAAAGACTACTGCACAGAACACTCATGGTACAGATATGCCATTAAAGGCAGTAGAGATATTAAAGGTTTTACCAGAGGGTATGTTGAACCTTTGTACAAACTCCCTATCTATGGTAAAGTTAAACCTTTGGAGGTAGTTGAGAGAGTAAATAAAGAGATACAGTTGCATGACTTAAAGAGTTGACTTGATATGGTATAATTAATTATAAGCCCCCAATTCGGGGGCTTATTTATTGGAGAAGAAATGCCGATTTATGAGTATATGTGTCCCAAATGCGGTAAGTTTGAAGATTTAAAAGCACACTTTGAAAAAATCTCTTATTGTCCTGATTGCGATACAGTGTCAAGGGCTGTAATGTCTGCCCCTTACAAGTCAAGGGTTTCCTATAAAGAGAACCTACCTTTAGGGAATAAGAGTAGAGGTAAGTATATTCCACCTGAAGGAAATCGAATGGGGATATTAGTCCCTTCCTTCGGGGCTTTAGATAAGGAAGAAGTTGAGTACGTAGCTGAAGGGGCTTTAGAGAAGGAAACGGAAAGGGCAGCTAAAAATATTCGCAGGACAAATACTAAAGAAAGACTGGAAAATGTTACCAGGGTTGCCTTGAACACCCCTCAGGGGAAACGTGCTGCAACGATTAAAAACATCTTAGGAGGGTAATTATGAATTGTCTTAATTATGATTATTTAACAGTTTCTTCTACTGCTGTTGGTTTAGAGTCGGGAAGTGAAGGGATGCCTTCAGGTGCTAAGGGTGTTGTGATTACCGTTGAGGATGCCGATGTAAGGTATCGCATGGATGGTACAGACCCTACCACTACCGAAGGGCATTTACTATCTGTTAATGATGTTCTTAGCTTCCCAAGCTGGCAGGGGAATTGGAAGAGTGTTCTAGCCAAGATAAAGTTTATTGCGGTTAGTGGGGATGCTGATTTAAAAATCTCCTATTTCGACTAAAGGAGGGATAGATGGATATTAAAAGAGGCTCAGGGAAAATACCTTCAGAATATATAGTACATCCTTTTGGTAGGGGTGACTTAACTACTGACGGTGTCCAGTATGGTTCGGCTAATGCAACCGCAGGGGATACCGATGGGTTTGTTGTTGTGGAAACAGCCACTATTAATTGTCCTACCGGAAGTGCTGAGATTGATGAAGTTGAATTTGGTTTGGCTTCGGGTTGTTATGGTTCGAACACCACAGGTTCAATCAATGTTAAATGGCAAGCTCAGAATAGTGGGGCTACAGGGTGGGATGATTTAAATACAGCCGTAAGTTCCACCAGTTCAACCGATGCTGCTACGCCTGAATTAGACGTTGTAACCGGAATAATTGATGCCACAGGGGGAGACCAGTTTACGGGTAAAAATCCTTACCTTGTAAGGTTGGTTGTCCAAAGTGCTTCAACAGGTTAACTGGCTTTGCAAAGGCTAAAAGTTCTTCGTATATAAAGAATATCTTTAGGTCGTAATAATGGAAAAAGGGATTATCTCCAATGGTCTAGTTCTCTATCTTCCTTTATGGAAAAGGGATGGTTATAACATCAGGTCTGATGATGCCTATGGTCATGCTTGTGCTATAACGGAAGCATATCTCACTCCTCAGGGTCGAAGGTTCGATGGCACTAATGACTTTATTAACTGCGGGGCTAACGCTGCCTTGAACTTAACAGACCGCCTTACCGTAGGCGGGTGGGTTAATCTTAAAGGGCGAATAGCAGCAGGTAACCCACCTGACATTATAGGCAGAGCAGAGACATACAAGGGTTGGGGGCTTCAGCTTCCAGCTGCGACTAACTATTCTGTATATCTTAGACTTGGTAAAGGCGGAGCATGGGTAATCAGCCCCACTTATAGCATATCATTAGACACATGGACTTTCTTCATGGGTGTCTATGATGGTAAAACCATTTCTTTATTTGTCAATGGTGAATCATACGGCACACCCACGGCTCATACTACAGGAATAGACGCTCCTATTGCTGCTACAGCCTGTTATATCGGGACTCACTATTCAGGTGGGGCAGGATTTGCCAATATGATAGCTGGCGATTTATTTCTGTATAACCGAGCATTAACTCCCCAAGAAATAAGACAGAATTACACATCTACTAAATGGCATCATGCGTAGGAGGGCAAAATGTCTTTACATACTTTCACCTTCCTTGAATTACAGCAGGCACTTCAGGAAGCCTGTAATGATTTTATAGAGGTTGATACTACCACCAATTTAACTACCAATAACTCTATTGTCTCAACTACTCTTAAACAATACGATGATGGGGCTAATGGACACTTTGATGGTTGGTGGGCTTATATTACCGAGGGGAATAACTTAGGTGTAGAAAGAAAAACTGGACTCCCTGGAACGACAACCTACGCTACAGCCACAGGTACTTTGACAATCTTAGGTGCTGCTTTGAGTGCTGAAACTGCTGCCATGACTATAAGGTTGACAAGATATGAGCCAAGACTTTACAGGAACGCAATTATTGAAGCTATCAAAGAACTCTATCCCACGGTTCATAAACCAGTTGACGATATATCTTTAATCTCAGGAAACATTCTACCCGATGGTTCTTTTGAAAGCTGGTCGAGTACAAGTGCCTTAAACTTCTATACAGCTTCAAACATTACTCTAGCAAGAACAAATACAGTAGGTTACATTCGGGGGCAAAAAGGCTCTTACTCAATGAAGTGTACTGCCTCCGCAGATAGTGGTTATGTCTATATATCTTCAGACTCTTATCCTCAGCTATTGGATTTAATGGGTAGGTCTGTCAGTTTCTACTCATGGGCTTTACCTGAAGTAGCTGATGATGCTTTTATAGAGATTTACACCCTTCAGGCTGATGGTACTGCTCAGACTTTAACCTCAACTACAACCTGTCCTGCCGGATATTGGACTAAACTTGAGCTTGTAGACCAGACATTAAACGATGATTTAGTTAAGGTTGAGATAAGGTGGAAGGTTAAGACTAATTCCAAGTATTCCTATTTCGATGATGCTTATGTAAACGGAATGGATTTAGACGAATACTATCTCCCTGATGTTTTCATTGATGGGGAAGTAAGTCAAGTATGGTTGCAGGATTCAGGCTATTCAGATGAATCCTTTTATGACTTACAGCCTTTTATGAATGAGAATAATGGTTCTCTAATCAGACATCATATAATCAGTGACGGAACTTATCAATATTTAAAACTTGACGAATACCCCTTCAGTGGGTATCGAATGAGGCTTTTAGGAAGCACCCCCTTAGAAATCCCCACCACCACTACTTCTACTGTGACCTTAGATGATAGACGTTCACCCTTGTTAGTTGCAAAGGCAAGAATGCTCTTTTGGGAAAGGTCAGCACTTCCTTTAACTGTAGATGCTACCAGTAAAGCAGATAGGGAATACTCCAAAGCTGAAAGGGATTATTACAGATTAGTCACTCAATTAAACATGGGAAGAAAGGCTAGAAAACTCTAATGGCTAATTACGCCCATTACGCAAGGCATGATATTTCTATCATAGACCCTTCTACCTTAGATACCATAGGGTTCTGTGTGGCTAGAAATAAGGACAATAGTCCAGCTTACTATGAGTTAGATGGAGATGCCTTAGTTGACTTGTTCTCAACCAACCCTACTCAGGTTTCAACCAATCCTGTTGAGGAGTTAATACTAGGACAGAGTAACTTTAGAAGTGGGTTTGGTAAAGAGATTTACGACTCCGGTGAACCTAAAAGATACTTCTCTTCGTTAGGGTGCGATTTAAGACACGACCAGGGGGCTATGGCGGGTTGGGGGCTTTCCTCTTTATCTATTCCAGTCTTTCCTACATTAACCGATACAGGACTGGAAACGTGGTCTGATGCTAATACCTTAACTAACTGGACTTATGCGGAAGATGGCACATGTTTTTCGTTGGCGAGGGAAGCATCTACTATTCATGCTGGAACATACTCGGCAAAAATAGGGATAAGCGGTGGGACTGCTACAGCAAATCAATACGGTCAAATCTATCAAGATGCTGTGACTTGGGATGATACTTTGCAG